CCGCCATTCGGGCCCGCGTCGCTGTTGCCACGATAGACCACACGGCCGGAGGCAGTGGATATGTAATAGATGTCGCAGTAATTTGTCGAGGAGGAACCCGAAACGGAACCCACCGGAATCACGTCCATATATTTGCCATGCGCCACGGCGGTAATCCAGATACCGGAGCTCACGGAACCCTTAACCAGGCGGGTACTGCCGTCAGGCATCCAGATGCGCCACTTCCCGGAATTGCCCGTGTCATTAGGAAGGTCCACGCCGTCCATCATGTCATATTTATGACCATAGATGTCCTCGTAGCCAAGGCAGCAAATATTATTCACCTGCGTAACCGTGGCCCCGCCGTAGTCATCCTTCTCACGGTACCACGCATACTGGTGGACGGAGTTTTCTATCAGGCTGTTCGTCACATTAGGGTTGATTGAGGAGGCTTCCTCGTAGCCGATCGTGTCCGTCATACCGCGGCTGGCAGTACCACCCGTAGTACGGTTGTTCGTGTGAGAGCCCGCGCCGCATTGTTCCTGGCTGTCACGACGACCGTACTTCGCGTAGAAAAGATTCGCGATGCGCGAGTGCATAAGGGCATCAATCTGCTGCATACCGCGCTGGACACTGTAATAGTGGAAATCAGCCCAGGTCATGCTCGCCGTAGTGCTCCCGCCGGTAATGCAGGCGCGAAGTTTGGAACCGACAACACTGCTGCCCACAACGGCACACAAGTGCTCGTCATTAGGCGCCCATTCGGGTTCCATATCCTCGATCCTGTCACTGTTAGAAAGGACAACCTTATCGAACTCTGCCGTGTTCAGAATGGAGAAGTGAAGAGCAGTGGCACCCTCCGGAACATCGGCAATCAGGTACATACCGGCCTCGAACTTGTTGCTCAAGGTAGGGACGACGATTGAACTGATGACCGTACCGGAATCGTCTGTGAAAATGCTTCCGACAAGGCTTGTACCGGGAACGCTCGGGAAACGCACACGCTTGTAACCGTCCACGTTCACCTTGCATACCGAATACGTACTGTCAGTACTGTAGCTGTTCGAAAGCGTATCCTTTCCGCTCATGATCTTACGACCGGAAAGATAACCGCCACTCGTGCCCTTAATGTCGTCAAGCGTAAGGACGTCAGCATCCGGAACGGAAGGCATGTTATCCGAACCGTTACTGCTGTAACAGGAGTAATGCTTGCCGTTCAGGTAATCATTGATACCCTTGCTCCAGAAGAAGGGCTCGTACATCATCCAGTCCCCTTCAGTGCCGTCCAGTCTGGCAGCCGTGCCGTCGGCGTACTTGTTGCTGTCCGTGTCGTCCAGCGGGTAGTAGGTCATCTCACCGTCCAGGTTGTTCACCGTGGTATCAACGTTCGCCATGTTCACACCCCGCGTCGTCGCTTTTTTAGTCACTTTAGCAAGTACACGGTGACGCTGCTTCAGGATGGCGGAAATATGACCGCTCACCTCATACGCGTTGTCATACTTGTAGCCGGTACCGTTGTCAAGGTTGCTCACGTTCGCGTCATCCGATACCTCGTCGTCGAACTCGATCATCGTGTATTCCGGCTGCCGGATATTCAGTTCCGGGAAGTGCACCTTCAGAGCGCTGTACGTATCGTCATCAATGTAGCGCGTGAGCTGTACCGTACCCACCAGGGCGCACGTGTCCGTAGTGTTGCCATCGGAATCCACACCGCCCATCCCGACAAACTTATTCAGCCACGTACCGTCATCCTCGCGGTCAATACCGGTTACTCTGATACGTTCCACACCCGTGCAACGGCCCAGCAGGGTTTCCCAGTCAATACCTGGACAACTGTCAAAGATGAAGGTCTTCACCTTGCTGTAGCTTTCCAATGTCAGCCCGCCGGTGGTCAGTCTGCCCAGATATTCCAGACGGAGGCTGGTCAGTGTACCGGGAAGGTGGAGCAGCGTCACGGGAGAACCCTTGGCAAGCACCACGCTCTGCACCTGCGTACCGCGGGCCTCAAGTTCTTCCAGCTTGGTCTGCGCACTCAAATCCAGCTCGGTACTGGTACTTCCCCCGGTTTTCGCCTGTGCCTGGTTACGAAGGTTGAGTTTACGTAGCTGCTTGCAGTTGCCGATGTTCAACCACCAGCCGGTACTGCCGTTGCCGGAACTTTGAAGGTTCAGTTCGCGCAGCACGGTACATTTGCCCAGGTCGAAAGCGTTTTTCAGGTGGT